GCAGATCAATCATACCTGTGCGCCGAGCGACCGAAGCCGGATCATCGCCGCCCTGATAATCGGCCGCGAGATAACCGTTGGCATAATCAAGCAAAGCGTCAACGGGAATGGTCTTGCGAAACTTGGCCATTAGCGAAGGTTCCTTTCGGGGTTGCAGAAATCAACATCCTCAGCAAACTTTTGTGCGAGGGAAATGAAAGTCATGAAATCGGAAACATCTCCCTTGCGAGCCGCTTGAAAAGCCTCAGCGATATAGTTGGCAGCCAATCGAATATTGGCATTCGGATGATTTACAACCGTAGCGTGAAACTTTGCTTTTTCGCGGGCAGTCTTGATCGGGCGGTAGGTCTTCATGGAACTCTTTCTCATTGTCATATACTATAGATGGGGACGGCAAGTCGGTTTTTCAAGAGCGGAATTCATGTTTTTTTGCATGGTAGGTATGCATCCACCGCATGGCTAAGTCATTGATTTCATTGGGATGGGGTTTTCGGCTAAGTGCTTGATATCATTGGGTCTGATTCCAGACGCGGTAGGAAGCGGCTGGAGCGGCTGGCTTAGGCAGCGATGGATCGTACCACCCGCGCCTCCGCTTCAAGCCAGAGCATGTGCTGGTTGATTTCGGCGATATCTTCCCGCACCACATTGCGAGCCCAAACCCAGACTACATCCTGGTAGACCTCAGCAACCTTACCAGAGCGTAAGGCCTTCTTTACCTTAACGTCAGAGGTGGCAATAGCCAGCTTCTTTTCAACGGAAGAGCGATATCCCATACCGTAGGTTGCATCCATCACAACTACAACCGGCCCGACAGTGCCTTTGCCGTTTTTGCCCTTCACAACCTTGGCGATAGCGCCTTTCTCGATTTGATGGACGCGAGCCTCTTCCATTTCCAGCAACCGTTCATACTGGACGTTGATCAACCAATGCTTGTATTTTTCGCGGATTTCGTCGGTAGCGTCCACTGTGATCTGGGTGGGCTTCCAGTCGGGGCCGTTCATGTCGTATACATTGACTAGGATCTGCTTAGGAGACGCGGTGGCCTCATCCCAGACTGTGGCCCAATCGGCTGAGCCCCATACGTCCGACATGATCCGGTAGCTCTGGTCGTGTACAACCTTAAGTACAGCACCTTCCCAATTTGACTGGGAGTCATAAAAACCCTTGTGCTGTTCGGTCCAAGCGATAGCCATGTGATAGTCTCCGTTATTGATAGACTATAGATGGGGATTCGACCCCAAAACTTCAATGGTTATAAACGCATAACTGGTATGCTTTGGCTGCATACCAGTTTACGCTGCGTTATCTGTGACCGTTTTTGTTACCGTAAAAGTCATCTATCGCTTCGGCTTCGTCGGAATGTTCAACGAAAGCTTTTGTCCAATTGCGGATCGGGCGTCTCTTTTGCCCCTTTCTTAGATCCGCATATTCTTCATCGTCATAATCTTCATGAGTACCGTAGTGATTCTTTTTGTATTTCATGCTAATAAGCCCTTACGAGGTTCAATCCTTTTTTGTTAAACTTGCCACGCCATTTGAAGAACGAAGATCCGTGACCAATATCTTCGTTGTATATGTATTGATAGTGGTGCACCATTTCATGTGCTAACACTTCAACAAAAAATTGTTTGGATTTGTAACGCTTGTTCATGAGTAGTCTTGAAGTCCCATAGCCCGGTTTGGCCTGGTCGTAATCATACCAGGCGTGAGCCTTACGGCGCCACCTAATATCAATCTCATCCAATGGAGGGAGGGAGTTATCAAATAGTTCCCTGTTAAGGACATTGAACCATGACTGGCAGTCCTCAATAGTTGTTTCGTAAGTGAGTTCACACTTTTCTTCCATAACCTTTTGTAGTTTCGTTCTGCGCTTTCTTGCCATTTTTCCTCTCTAAAAAATAGCATAACGAATTATCATCAAGGCACATCGGGTAGTAATCCTGGGAAGGCTTCTTGGGTCAACTTGTATGTAAGACCCTTCACAGGCAATCTCTTCATAATCATTCCTGCAAATACGGCAGCTTCTTTTTCTTCCATCGATTCCAGCATTTGCGCTAGAATGACCTTCTTTCTATTAAGAGTTAGATCGGGTGAAGTTCTAGGATTGTTCTCTTCTAGCAAATACGCTCGATCTAATTCTTGGTGAATGCTTGTGTAGCCTAGACCTGCTGGTGCATCAGACTTCCTGTAGTTAGGAATCTCATCTATAACATAACGAACGTTTGGATGAAAGGTGCCGCGCAACACACATTCTAAGGCATAAGACTTGTTGTTTCGTAGAATATCAATTTTCTCTTGTCTGTTTGGAGCATTCTCAAACTCGGCAAATACTTCATATAGGTTCTTCATCAAAACTCCTGTATCACTTCAAATAAATTCTTTAGCTTTTTTTCCATAAAATAGCTCAGAAGCTTTTGGCGATTGGGAACAACAACAGTATCATATTCGTTAATGATACTTTCCTGAATGTTCATTGGAGTAAATTCCAAATCGACCAGCATTTGATTTCTCTTATAGCCACGAAGCATCACTTCATTGACGCAAAACTCTTCTGGAGTCTTGTTGAGCCATTCATTGAGCTTCTTACTATTTATTGTCTTTTGTCGTTCGCCGAGAGCGAACACATTATCAGCAGACAGAAAGTTAGGAATACCGTCGCCACGATCTCCCTTGAGAATATGCTCCTTGACAAACTTGTGAGGATTATCAGTCTTCACAAACCGCTTCATAATCGGGCTATACTGGATTACATTCGGGTACTTCTGGAGCTGGACAAAGTCCTTGTCGGACGAGAGGATTAGAACCTCTTCATGCGGTGCTTTTCTAGCGGCCAAAACACCGATGATATCATCGGCCTCAGCGCCTTCAACTTCAATGACTTTGTATGGGAAATTTTCCTTCAACTCTTCACGGATCTTTCCGAGAGTATCAAAAATGAGATTCCAGTCAAAGCCAGATTCTTCTCGGGCCTTACGGCGATTAGACTTATAGAAGGGATAGAAGTCTCTGCGCCAAGACCTCTTACTATCACATGCTACGATTACTTCACCGTACTTTTCCTTGAACTGCTTCACATAAGAGCGAAGGCTATTCAGTACCATGTGCCGAATTAGGTTTTCATCCAACTTTACCTTTGGATTGGAATTAATCTGCTGCATTAGATTAGAGATTAATACCTGATTTAGGTCGATCAAGATTGCCATAATATTCCTCAGTTGTGCTATTGATTATATAGCAATTATCTCTTTGTGTCAATCGTTTCATCATCCGGATCAGACAAATCAATTTCGGCAATAATAATCTCTTCCATATCTTCAGGACTTTCGATTATCAGATTGCCGTTTTCGTCTTTCTTGAGAAGTGAAACGCTTGTTTCTATGAAGTCGTGTAGATGGTGGTTGATAGATAGTGTTCGGTAGATTAGCGCACGGAAAGCTTCCATTGCAAAAGAGAAATCTTTGTCGAAGTGTTTGGAATCTTGGTCTAGCCCGTAACTGTCTAATGCTCCGAGTAGATTCTCAGCCAGATCAACAATGATTTCCTCTGCATAGTTTTGCTTGCCTTTTTCTTTGGCCTTTTCAATCTCTTCTATTTGTGGTGGAATCTCTCTTACAATCTTATGTTCTGGAAACTTAAATACATTGGTCATTTGATAATCCTTAGAAGCACTGTCTCATTATTTATGCGACCAGTGGCTTCCTTCGGCTTACACTTGACTTCATCCATATACTTTCGCAGAATAATCTTGCCACCATCCATCAGCTTCTTAAGCTGCTCAGTCGGCTTGCGGAGTTTCTTCACAATCGAAGTTTTCTCATCAAAGCCAATTACTGTGCTGCCCTTGACGTTAAGCCCAGCAGGGCCCATAGCATTGTAAACAGCCAGAGTTCGATACTTGGTATTGAACACCCAAAGCTGATTGCATCCGACAATTTGTTTCGGATCGACAGAAACGAGTTTGTGTTCATCATCTTTTGCCTTATACTTGAGCTTTGATACGATAACCGATACAGGCTTCTCCTTCTTCTTGCGCGGCTTACGAGCCTTTACAATCGTAGCAGTGGTTTCAGCACATGATACGATAGAACGGAGAAACTCTACATAGGCTTTGAGTTGAGCCTTCTTGTAGTGAGAGTACCCTTCTTTCAGTTGTTCGTCCTTGCCGTTTAGAGCATCAAACGCTTCTGAATAGAGAGGCTTGTAATAAGTCGCAATTCGTTGAGCGATCTGCGGCTTAACATTGTTCTTAATAATCCAATCCGCCATCTTGAACTGACGGCCGTCCCGATAGTATGCATCAAGCAATACCTCGAGATCGGCGATCAATTCATTAGCACGATTAGCAATTCGTTCCTGAATAGAAACTACTGTTGACTTGGAGCTATGTCGTACGGAATCTTCTTGCGCTTCTTCTGCACTGGTCGATGAGGCTTCGGCACTGGAATCGGAGCTGGTATGGCTATCGCTTCCTGATACTTCTTCGCCATCGCTTCCAGGGCTCTGCGAGTAGATTCCAGCAGAGAGTTCGTCTCCGCTGTTCTTTGTTCCATCGCTTTGAGTTGCGTTTCCAGTTCCGTTCTTCGCTTCACTTCCTTTGCCGTTTCGAGCCGACTTGCTTGA